TCACCTCGCCCCACGGGTGAGTATGGCTGGTCGGCGCTCGCGCATCGGTCAGTCGCGAGTCGTCTCCCTTCACTACTTCACCAACAGCGGCATCCCCTGTGGCGGCAACGTCTAGCGGCGCAGCCGTGCCAAGCGCGTCGCGCAGTGTGCCCGCCGTAAAGCGCAACTGGACCGGCGTACCGGCATCGTAGGGAAAACTGCCGGAAGCCTCGTAATCGCGTTCGACCGTAAGGGTATTCGTCGCCAAGGCCGTGACACGGACCACTTCATGATCGACTTCGACCCCGCCAGCCACGTTGAAGAGCGTGGCGCGATACCAGTTCGCGCCCGGGTCAGGCAGCGCATGACCGGTCTCTAGCGGCAGTGTGGTTTGGGCCGCAGTAACCGCCGAGGCCAAAACGCCTGTAGCGTTGTTAGCATAGATCTCGGGCATGTCAGAGCTCCTGGACTACCATCAGGAAGTCGACTTCCTTCTGGCGCGAGGTGGTGGTAAAAAGCACCGAAAACTTATAAGACTGCCCGCTCGTGCCGTTGTCGATCCACAGCTTGGCTTCGGTGTCCGTAAAACTGGTACTGGTCACGTCGATGCCCCCTGGCGCCGCTACTTCGATGGCCGTGATGACATCGCCTGTGTTCAGCCAACCGCTCAGGTCGATGTCGTAGTCAAGATGATCACGCGGCTGTTTACGAAAAGTTTTCATGCGACGAGGTACTCCCTCTCAGAGACTGGTAGCGCCAACCGACGGTCGCGGGTCGCCACGATGGTAAGACGGTCATCGCGGGGCGAGACCACAAGACGACGACTGCTTGGCGATACAAAAAGCACGCGGGTAGACGCGATAGCAGCGAGCGGTTCGCCACGAGCGGAGACCTCAAGGCGGCGGCTGCGTGCCAATACGACGAGTCGGCGCTTGGCCGGCGCGGAGTCAAGGACCAGCCTGAACCCTTCCCCGAGTGCATCGGCCTCCCCTGACGCTTCACCGACCCCAAAGCATGCTCTCAGGGCAACCGCCTGGCCTACCGCCTCGCCAGCAACAGGCGGCGCTGTGGTATCGCGGTAGACAAACGGTGTGGCGAAGACCACTGCCTCGCCAACAACAGGCGGCGCTGTGGTATCGCGGTAGACAACCGGTGTGGCGAAGACCGCTGCCTCGCCAGCAACAGGCGGCGCTGTGGTATCGCGGTAGACAAACGGTGTGGCGAAGACCGCTGCCTCGCCAGCAACAGGCGGCGCTGTGGTATCGCGGTAGACAAACGGTGTGGCGAAGACCGCTGCCTCGGAAGACGAAGATGCGGTAGCAGTAAGCGCGCTGAAGACCAACGACTCGAGCGCCGTAGACGCCTCGCCTAGCCCTTCGCCACCCCCACCGCGATAAACGATAGCATCCAGCGAGCCAGCCGCTTCGGCAAACGCAGCCCCCGTACCAGTGACGGTCCGACGGCCCACCGCCTCAGACGACGCAACACCTGCCGCGGGCAGCGGTTCGCCAACGACCTCACCGCCCGTGGTAGCAACCGCCGCTGCTGTCGCTGTGGCTGTCGCGGTCACATGGGCCTGGCGAACACCAACACCCGACGCAGCCGCGTGCGCGACCTGAACACTCTCCAAGCGCGCAAGACGAACAGCCTCTACCGACGCTGCCGCAGAGGAGCTGGTCGTCGCCGAGGCGAATACAAGTACTACCGCCTCAAGAGTGACGCTCGCCGTCGCAACAGAGGTGCCCGTCACTGCCCCAGACGATGCACCGCCGTTAAACGTTCTCGAGTTAAAGACGGCGAACATGGGCTACCCCCTTAGCGGAGGATAATCTTGAGCCCGCCGACGGCGATGCTCATGACGTCGTTGACGTCCAACGTCTTCGAAGAAGTGAATGCCCCGTGGTACAGCAGGTTGCCGGCCGTCGCTGCATCGAAGAGGCCGTAGTGCGTCACCGTCACAGTGCCGTCCGCAATCGGAGGGTACTGAATAACCTTGGCGTTGGTGACGGCGTATCCATCAGTGTCAACCGCCGGCGCAGTCCAGCCGGACGCGATAGCCCCGCCATCCGCCATGTCTTCACGGGCGTATGCAGAGTCCGCAACCTCGACCCCGCCCCCGGCGTCCGTCGGATCGGTAGTAAAGAGCGCAAGATACACGGCGGCAGGCGCCGAAAGCGCCACGCCACGCAGCGTGTGGTCTAACACACCCGCTTCCAGATAATCAGAAAAAGCAGCCATCACGTGGTCCTTATGGTAGGGCGGTTCAAAGCGCCATGCTCACGCCGCCTTGAATGCGCAGTGCGAATAGTATAAGGCATTGGCCATCACCGTAATACCCCGGTGACCGCGTTCCAGGCCTCGGACGACTGGGAGAAGACGGGGATCGACTTGCGCAGACGGTTAGTGAACTCCGCGCCACTCAGCGAGCCGTCGTTGCCCCAGTCCATCCACATTTCGGCCTTGCCGATGACCGGTGACACCGAGCCAAGCGGCGAGTAACCCCAAGACGACTGTTCGCGCATCGACAGCACGGCCTCCAACGGCCCGAAACCCCCGGCCCGCGAGAACATCGCCTGGGCGTACTGGATCGGTCCGCCGTAGTCGCTCGTGTCCTTGCCCGGGCGACCCGAATAGTACGGGCGCAACCACTCACGAAGCTCCATACCGGCCATCGCCAAGGGCAGTGTGGCAACGGCAAACGCCATCACCGGTGCCGCAGCCAGAAACGCCTTCTGCTCCGCCGTGGTGCCCCGCTGGATACCGCGCTTGCTCTGACGCCACATGCCCATGAGGATCGTCTCGCCGTAGGCGTACATGTAGCGCTTGATCATCCAGAACATCTTCATGTACGGGTTGTTGAACCAGCCCGGGTTCTGGAGCTTGGAGGGCATGGCGCTGCCCTCGTAAACGAACTGATTGAGCGCCGCCCCCACTTTCTCCGCGACCAGATTGGCGCTGTCCGTCATATCGGGGTGCCACGTCGGGCGGTTGGCCTGGTCCCAGGCCCGCACGTCCGCCGCCGATACGCCCAACTGCTCGAGGGCCTGGTTGTCGCCCATCTCGGCGCTGCGCAGCAAATACTGCGTGCCGATCGAGATCCCCATGATGCGGTTCATATCGGTAACCGCCTTGGTGCCGTTGTACTTGAAGAACGCCGTACCGATCTTGTTGAGCAGCGGCGACTCGTAATTGTTGCCCATCGAGTTCCACATGACGCGCTCAGATGCGTCAGACATCACCACCCCCATGTCCATCGCATAGCGACGCGCGTCGGCGTAGCCGCGGAAGCCGTCAATCAGCCCGGCGCGCCCGTGCGCACGTACCGCCGCGAGAAAGATCTCGGGGAGGGAAGCGATGCCCGAGAAGCCCAGCACGGTGAAGCCGGTCCAGGCCGTGACCCAGTCGTTGATATTGCGAAGGCCGCGCGGCATATTGGTGGTCTTGCGACCAAACACGCCGTCGAGCATATCGAGCACGTCCTTCTGACCCGCGACGCCGTGCTCGGCCACCACCTCGTTCATCAGTTCCTTGAACTCGCCGCTGGCGTCCCAGTACATGCCCTCCTCGTTCATCAACTTCATCTCTTTCATCACCACCCCGTCGGGGTCGTCGATGCCGAGCATGCGGTTGTGCTCGTCGAGGTAGTTGGACACGGTGCGTGTGTAGCCGCCGAAGTTGGACTCCCAGGCAGCGCGTTTGGCAACCCCCTCCACCCAATGATGCAGCACCGCGGCGGAGGCTTCCTGGAGGAACCCCGCCTCGCGCAACTTGTCCACGCCGACCGTCCCGAGCAGCGTGTTGGTCGTGTCGTGCGTCGACACCGGCAGGCCGGGGGCGATGGAATACTCAGAGAAGCCGTTGGTCTCGAGCAACACCTCGATGCGCCGTTGAAGCTGCGCGTTCGTCTCGTTGGGGAACGCCTCTTTGAGCATCGCGGTGAACGCCTGGCGGTCGCCATCGACCTTCGCGTGGTCGATTGCCGCAGGAACGAAGTTCTTGCGGTGGAGGACCGACACCAGCCCGTTCGCCTCGGCGTTTTCGACGATCTTGTCGACCAACCGAGCCAACCGCTTCGCGCCATCAGTCGGGCGCCTCGCCTCCAGGTCACGAAACGCCTGTGTAATAGCGGCGTCCTGCGCCTTCTTGCCCTTGGCGTCGGCCGAGATGTTGTCCAGCGTGCGCCCCAGGACGCCAACGTATCGATCCCGCAGCGCATTGGCCATCTGTTGCCAGGACGCACCCTTCGCCCCACGATCCGTGGCGCCGCGCTGAAATACCCGCTTGCCCAATTCTTCGTTGTAGCCTTCTATCCGCCCCACGACCGTCGTAAACACCCGCGACAAGGTCTCGCCCACGCCGCCCTTCGCCGTGGCCTTTCCGCCCAACGCCTTGAGCCGCGCCCGGCCCATCTGGACACGGCTGACCTCCTGATCAGACGCCCCCCTGTAGTGCTCGACATTAAAAGAATTGTCCAGCCGCTGGCGGGCGATCTGCCCCTGGCGGATGGCCTCGGCAAACGCGGCGAACGACATGCTGCGCGTCATACGAGGCACCATGTGCTGCAAACGCTCCCACAGCCCCTTCATCATCTGGGCCAGCCGCGTAAACGGGTTAGCGGAATCGCCATCGGCCTTGCCAAACGCCTGGGTGATCATCTCGTTTGCGGCTTGGTCGGCAAACCACTCCTTGAACAAGTGCCCATCGTCGGTCGGCTGCATGCCATTATGCTGCGCGCTGAACGCCGCATAGACAGCGGCACGGTGCGTGCGATTACGGTTGAGCGACATGGCGTAATCATCGAAGACCATGTGGCCCAGCTCATGGCCCAGGCCGTGATACCAGTCCATCGTCTCCTCTTCCCCCATGCGAGGCTGCGCCGGCATCGCTACTAGCACAAAGTCGCCCATCGACATGTACAGCGGCGACTCGCCAGCCTGGTGGTCCACGAGCTTGCGGATTGCCGCCGTGCGCTTGTTTGGCCCCAACAGGTTGTTGGCAATGATCTCCTCGTTGATCTGTTCAGCCGTCAGCCCCACGGTGACCATTACCGGGCGGTCGGTAGAGCGAAAGCCCTCCACCGCTTGGCGAACGAACGCGCTGACCGCCTCGGCGTCCGTCTTCCCCGCCACACGCACCCCGTCAGAGCCAAAGGCGCGATCGAATACCTCCGCGCGGGCCAGCTCGGGTAAAGGTACGCCAGCCACCTGCGCGCGACGCGCCCGGGCCGCCTGCGCCACCACATTGCCGTGCGCCTCGGATAGCGGGGCATTCGACAACCGCAGCGGGGCGAAGTGAGCCGCAATCGCCCCGTCCTTGTCACGCCCCGCGCGGCCCAGGGCCCCCGAGGTGTCACGTAAACGAAGACCCAGCGTGACCTCCATCGAACTGCGAAGCGCCTTGTCGCCGTAGATCGTGGCCAGCGTATCGATCCCGCTATAGGACTCCACCGACGGCACGCCGCCCCCGTTGCGCCACGCCGCCTCCAACGACGCGCGGGACTCGTCACGCTCGCGGATCGGGCGAGTCGCCGCCAGCCACTCAGCGTTGGTCTGGGCCTCGTCTATGCTGCCCGTGAAGTTGGAGTCGTATGGACTGTCCTCAGGCACCGGAACCGCCTGTACGTTGCCCTCCTCGTCACGGGTCGCGTCCATCGGCGCACCGTCAACGTCAAAGGGCGCCTGCGCCCGCTCGGGGGCGCGTGCGTCGTTGTCCGGGTCCAGACCGGTGAAGCCGTCCCCCCGCTCCTGCTGCTCCTGAGCCATGTCCTGCGCCTGGTCGCGAGAGGCGACGCCCTCGGCCACCAACGCGCGCGCCATCGCGTCGACCGCCGGGTCGGTTGACGCACTGGTCCTCTCGGACCGCTGGATGATGTTGGTGAGCGCCGTGATCTCTTCGCGTGTTCGACGGTAGCGCCGGTTCAGCGTGTCCAGGTTGGCGACATCGACGTCAAACTCGCTCATCTGAGCGTCGGAGAGTTTGTACTGGTTCAGATTGGCCAAGTTGCGGTTGACGTTGCGAAGACTCTCGACAGAAGACTCCGTCTCAACAACCACTGCCCCCGGCGTGGAGAGCAGCTCGAGGGTGGCGTCGATGCTCTTCAGTTCAGTGCCCAGGACCCCCATCTGCGATGTCAACGAATAGTTCTGCATGGCAACGTCGGCTCTCACCGACCGCGCGAAAGTAACTAGCTTTTCTGCCGTCGCCAACGCATCGCTGGTAGGAACAACACTGCGCAGGCCGCCCACCTGCACCGACGGGTCATCGTCCCTCACCTCGACGCGCGTGTCCCCCCGCACCACAGCACCGGAGCGGCGGGTGTCGGCACTGCGCGCCGCCGCATGAGAGCGCGCGCGCAACAAGTGCGTCTTGGCGGATATCAACTGGCGGGTGGCCTCCCGCCGGTCGCCGTCGTTAAAGAAGAGCGCCCGCTTCGTCCCAGCAATAGCTGCTTCCACGCGCGCGCGCTTATCGATTCGCGAGGCACGCAAAACGCCGCGCTCAGCGGGCGTCATCCTCCACACATACGTTTTCTCGGTACGGTTCAGCTCGACCGTATCCCCCTCGTAGACCTGGTACATGACATCGTTGATCGCCAGGATCTGGGCCAAACGTGCCTCGCCGGTCAGCGAGTCGAGCCCGCGAAGCGCCCGCTCGACAAGCGGCCGCATGGCCCTGCGATAGTTGCGCTGCTGAGTGTCCAGGGCATCCTTGCGCGTAGCGAGTACCGTCGCCTCATGCTGCGTGCGATTGCGCGTCTGCGCCAGGCGCATCGCCTCTCCCTTGGTGACCGGACCCTTCTCACCCTCGAAGATCACGATATGGTCAGCCACGAAGATGTCCGGACGCGCGGTCTGCACATAGCTGGCGTTGTCGCCGTCGGGCAGGAAGCGGGCGGACTCTGGGCCCGAGATCATCCGGCTCAGCGTGCTCCCGAGCGCCACCAGGGCGTCTACTGCATCACCGTCACGGGCCCTGCCATAATTGGCCAGGGCCACCGCGTCGAACGCCATGGGCGACTCAATACCGAAGCGATTGCGCACGACCAGCGTCGCAAGGTTATCGCGCCCCTCGGCCCGGAGCCGCTCGGTGCGCTCGACCGATTGGACGCGCTGCCTGTGCATCGGACCATCGTCAGACGCCCGCACTTCACCTGCGGGCACGACGGCGCCAAACTCATTCTCAACGAAGCGCGCGCCGTCGAGCAGCCCGATGAAGAACGGCCCGTCGGACTTGTCCTGCTCGAAGCGGGTCTCGACAACGTCGTCGCCCAACGCCATGTGGCCGGGCGCATCACTGGTGCCCTGGGCCGTAGGGTTGTCCTGCCGGCGGGCCGTGTCCTCCCGGTTTTGGTAATCCTCGATCTTGAGGCCAGCATCCTGGACAAAGAGACGCAGCGCCTCTGCCCCTGTTTGGGGGTTGTTGAGCACGTACTGCTGCCATTCGCGCTCGCGGGCATCCACCTGCGCAACGCTCGTCAGCTGCAAATCGTTCGCGGTTATTGCGGCCCGCATGATGCGCTTCCCGCTGAGCATGCCGATGTCGGGCTGCCGGCCTTCGAGCAAGCGATCAACTGCGGGGCCGGAAGACTCCCCCGTGAAATACTGATACACCGCCGCCGACATCAAACGCGCAGGGAGCTGCGCGGTATCGATCCCGTCCTCAAGATTGGGACCGGCCATCGCCTCGTCAAAGGCGTCTATGTCGTAAGGGCCAGAGCGGGTAGGGCGTAGCATCCTCGTTTCGGGGCGTGGCGGGCCCGTGACCTGTGGCTCTTCAACGTCTTTTGCACGCGCGAGGGGCCCGGCCAGCCTGTCCGATCCGCCCAACGACTTTGTCGCAGCAGTGACGCGTTCGGGATCAGGCCGCTCCGGCGTTTCTTGCGGCGGTCGAGCGCGGGAGATCATCCGCGGCGATTCCCACTTCCGGTCCACTGCGGGTGTCGTATCCCGTGACGGGCGGCTGCTGTCAGTGCGCTGGCGTGCAATGGCCGCACGCAGCCCCGCCACATCAGGTTTCGGCGCGCCAAACTCGAGGTGGAAGTTGCGACCGGACACGTTCGCGCGGGGAAGCTGCGTCGGATCGTCGAGCTTCTCGTCGCCGGCAAAGCCCGTGCGAAGCAACTGCGTTGCTTGGTACAGCTCCGCGTCGCTCATCTGTGACAGGCGCTGGCGAAGCTCCTTGGAGGTCGGCAACGCGTCGGTCACATCCTTTTGGTACTGGTCGTAACTGGAGGCCGCGCCCCTGTGCATGTCCCCGACCTCGGGCAAGACACTGGCCATCGCCCGCATGTCACTGGGCACGCGCACACCTATCGCCTCGCCGTCGGTGTCCTTACGGTGTTTTTTGGCCCACTCGTTCACCTTCTTTGCAACGTCGGCAATGGCCAGGCTGCGGAACCTGCGATGCGCATATTCATCCGCCGCTTTCTGCTTGGCTTTCGTCAGCCCGGGCAGCGGATTGCCTACGCCGGTCAGCTTGCGTGGCAGGTTCGTGATACGCATGCGTGCCGCCAACTGACGCAGCTGGTCGGTATCCATCGCGGACAAAGGGCGGTCGCCCAGGACGTCGCGGAGAGTGACACTAGAATCATCCGGCAACGTATCGCGCAGCCGGCTTTCCAGCTCGCGGCGCAAGACCAGCGGGTCGACCTCGGGCTCGGTGCCGACAAACAAGCTGGCGTCGATACCCATCGCCTCCTCCTCCGCGATAAGCGGGCGGACATCGGCCGGCAGCTTCTCCGGCTCGAAGGTAATCTGCCGCTCGGCACGACGCTCGGCCGGCGTCTGATCGACGCCACGTTCCGCGTCGCTCTGCTGAACCGGGCGCTGCTGCTCGCGCGTCGGGCGTGACTGGCGAAGGGCCTCGACCTGCACCTCCGCCGCTCGCTCGGCGGCAGCCGTCTCGGGGTCGGTGATCCGGTCCGCCTGGCCGTCGTTAACCAGCGCCTCGCCGACGTCGCGACTGACACCGGCCTCGTGGACAACCGTCCCCTCGGCGTTATGTGTCTGGACGATAACCGGGTCGCCGGAGGCCATCGCCTCCTCTTTGGTCTGCGGGTAGCCCAACAGCTCGGCCATGTCGGCCTCTGTGGGGTTCTCCGGGATGCTGTGCAGCGCCTCCTCATACGGCGACGCGAAAAGCCCCCCGCTCTCGAGTTCATGAACGAACAGCTCCTGGCCATAGGTCGACTGCAACTGCTCAAGATCACCGGCCTCGACGTTCTCCGAGGACAGGAACACGCGCTGGTTCGCCGGGTCGCCCTCGCGAGAGTCCAACTGCGCTTGAAAACGGGTAACGGGCTCGCGATTGGTGTCAGTGCGTGCCGGTACGGGGGCCTCGTCCTCGGGCAGTGGGCCGAGCTTTTTGATAAGGTCGGCGAGAAACTCCTCAAAATTGGCGTACTCGGGCCTCTCCTCATCTGAAGCAGACGAGGGGGGATCCTTAATGATTTGATCCTCGAGGGAAGCGTCAAAATCAGTACGCGTGGGAGCCGTAGGAGCAGGTCCTGCGGCTCCCGGTCCTGCGGCTCCCGGTCCTGCGGCTCCCGGCCCTGCGGCTCCCGGCCCTGCGGCTCCCGGCCCTGCGGCTCCCTCTTCTCCCCGCCATGTCCGAGTACGCTGCCGATACGTGCTGCCTGCTGCGGGGGGCGTGCCGTCTGGGGCGGGGCGAACACCAAGCGGGTCATCGGGGAGGGGTGGGTTGTTGTTACGATCGGCGTCCCGGAACATCTGATATCCCGAGCCGAGCGTCGAGCCACCGCCGCTCAGAGTACCGCCGACGGTAGCGCCCGCAAGACCGGCTTCGATCAGCGCAGACGTGTTGATTTCGTAGTCAGGGTTCAGCCGTTTTTTGTTCAACTCGTCCATGAACGTCTGGGTAAGCTCGGTAACACCCTCGCGCCCAGAGCCAGCCAACGTGGCCCCCGCCGCCCGCTGGAACAACTGGCCGAGGGAGTCTATGGGGTCTCCGCGCTTAAACCCCTTAGTGATGTCCCCCAAAATGCCCGAAAGCGAAGCATAGTCCAGAGAGGTCTTGGCCAGACCAACCAGTAACGCCGACCCCGGATCGTCCTCCCCTTCGCGAAGCAGCTCCAGCTGAGACTCGCCGGCGTTTTGGACATACATCGACCCGAAAGTACCGGCCCGCGCCAGGTTAAGGGCGAGATCCTTGCTATGGGCGGTCGCCGTCGCGCCGCCGAACTTACGCACGGCGGCTTTGCCAACGCCTGCCACGAACACGCCGCTGCCTGCTGTAGCGGCGCCGATACCCAAGTCCATCAAGAACTGGGGGGCCTCCTCGGTAAGCACATCAACAATGTGCAGACCGATCTCGTAGAACCCTTCGGCGTCCTCAAAACTCTTGACCTCCGCCGGGTTCTCCAGCGCCTCCCACATAGAGGAGGCGATCTGATCCTCGCTCCAGTTTACGACCGACTCGCTATTGCTGATCCCCCCAACGGCATTGGCGAACCCCCCAAACATGGCCCCCATCTGTGCCACGCCGCGGTCCCAGCCACGACTGGCGATGCCCTCATTAGCGTCGCGGGTAGTGGTGGGCTCGGTCTGCCCACGCAAGAAGGTGGGGTCCGCCAAACGAGCGCTAAGACGCGCCTCGCGCTCAAGGCGTGCGCCCTCGCGCAATACCGCCTCTTCTCGAGAACCATACCCAGCGCCAAAAATCCCACCGGCCAGGCGCGCGGCTTCCGCCGCATTGGCTGTCGGAGTACGCCAGTCACCGCGGGGAGCAGGGCGGGAAAGACCCGAGCGGACCTGAGCGGAACTTAATGAACGCCCGTCCGCACCGTAAACATCGGCCAACTTACGGCCGTAAACATCCTTGCCCTCTGATTCCCCCTGCGAATACCCATCGCCAACAATACGCCGCGATAGCTCACGCGATTGCCACTGTCCGGGCTGATTCTCACGCCGCTCGGGGGCGTCGATGCCCTTGATGCGGATGGGGGCCCCGCGCTCGGGGTAAAGCGTATCCGCATCATAGACATCATCGCGACCCGCCATGTAGTGCTCCTATCAACGATTGCGCATAGACTCTCTGCTCGCGTTAGCCAAGTCAGTAAGGTCCTGCTGGGACCTCAGTTTACCATTGTGATGCGCCGAAAGCGCCTCTGCCTTGGCCTGGCCCTCGCCCTTGCCCTGCGCAATCATTGCTGTGGCGTAGTTAGCAACCAAGTACTTATCGAAGTCCTCCATCCCTTTCATGGCCGGCGACGTCATAATCTCGAACGCAGCCATCGGTTCGCCACCAAACTCCCCCTGGAACAGCCAAGTAGAGGTGCCCTTGTCGCGGTTCTCACGAAGCATGTCGTTAGCCATAACCGTCGCCATGGCCCTGGCTCGTACAGGATCTGATAGCGCCATCTGCGAGAGCTGAGGATGATCAGAAAACAGCGTGAGAAGATCGCCCTGCAAGGCCCCTGAGTTGAACCCTCGTTCCTCGGCATCTTTGAGCGCTTGCGCCCCAAGACTCTTCACGGCCGAATCGACCACGTCGAGAACAGGCTTGGCCGCCGCCGACGCAATACCACTGCCTGCAACGGTCTCGGCCTGGCGGTCGCTAAGCGATTGGTAGGGGTTACCATCCTGGCGCAGATTCGTAGCGACTGTACGTGCATCCATGCCGCCGCGCACCGCCTGGCGCCCGGACCTAAGCTCAGACAACGCCGCCGCGTTCACTCCCGCGCGATCCTCCTGAATCGTGCCGCCGACGGGCGGCGGAGCTGCGGGCGCTTGGCTCCCAGCGATACCCAATCGCAGATTAGCGACGCCACGTACTTGTGCATGATCCTCAACGCCATAGTTGAGCAGGCCCATGGCTTTGCCCTCGGCGCGAAGCGCCTCGACCTGTTCGCGCAGCTCTTCGGCGCGGGCGGCAGCTGCATCTGCCTCGGCGTTGACGGCCCGTTGCTGATCGCTAAGTAGGGCTGCTCCGCGGCCGCGCTGCACAAGACGACCCTTCTTATACGCATCCAGCCCCGCCTCTCGGCGTTGGGCCTCCAACGACTCGATCTTGCCGCGCAGCTCGTTGGCCGCCGCGAAGCTCGCGTCGGCACTTTCGACCGTCGCTTCCAGCCCTTCCTGCTCGCGGGTCAATTTACCTTGCTCCGCGGCCGCGCGCTGACCAACAACCTCGGCCATACGGTCCTGCCCAGCGGCCTCCTTCGTCATGGCGGTGACGTCGTCGCGCTTGAGCATGAAATTCTTGGTCTGGCTCGGCGTCCACGCCATGAGCCTATCCGCACCCGCCTCCGGGTCCTCGGCCACCGTACCGTCCACGGTGAGCGGGTGAATCCCCCCGTCAGGGCGGCGCACCATGACCCCCACCATCCCGTTAGGGAGCTCCTGGAGGTGACTGAACTCGTACTTTTTACCGCGGCCTATAATATGTGGGAACGTGGCGGTAAGCACCCGCCCGGCCGCCGCTTCAGCCGCCGTTCCCAACGGCTCACGGGTCGTCGAGACCACTGCCGACATGAACGCGTCGTCCGTCGGATCGGCCGGCAAGAGACGGTGTAAATCCTCCTGCCCCGCGCCGACCTCCGTTTCACGCGCCGCGTACCACGCATCAGTTGCTTTGGACTGCGCGCTACGGGTGAGAGCGTCCTGTTCGTCGATACGCGAGTCCGCCGTCCCTTCGGCGACCTTGGCGTTCGCAGCGAGGCGGCGATTGTCAAAACCTTGGCCGATGTTACTGAGACGGCGCCCCTCGTTGACCAGTGACTGCCCCGCGTTCTGACGCTCCTGGTAAATGACCTGAAGCGGGCCCAGCTCTTCCTGCGTATCGGCCAACGAGTCCGCACGGCGGAAGTCAGCGCTGATCTTTCCAGCGCGGTCGCTGTAGGTGTCCTTATAGAACTTGTTGTCCATCCGCATGCCGTCGTTGCGCAGGGTATTCCCCTCGACCTTCAAGTCGTGGAGTTGGCTGCGCCGCGATTCGTCACGAAGGGCGGTAAAGGTTTGCAGGCCGGAGGCCAGTGCTGTGCCAAGGGGCATGGTGGCCCTCCTTAAGTTGCAAAAAAGGCCATCGCAGCCAAGGATGCGACCGACGACACGGCTTGTGCCTGCTGTTGTGACTTCGCCACACTGTGAGCGGCCTTCGCCTGGTCATACGACTGGGAGCGCGCGGACTCGTTGACCGAGGCATCGGTCAGCCCGCCTACCGCGCTGGAACTGAGGTTATTGCCGATGTTCAACAGACCGCCTTGCAGGTTGTAGTCACGATCCTGCGAGACTCCGCGCGCGCGGTTGGTCGCGGACAACCCGCTCAGACGCTTGGTTCGATCGAACCCCTGCCACTCGGAGTTGCGCTGCTGATCCGTTTGCTTGGTGCCGTAACGAGAGCGCATGCGCTCCAGCGAGGCCCGCGCACGGTCCGCTCCGGCCCAGGCTTCGTGGCGGGCGTCGCGCCCCTCGTGCATCTTGCCAACGGACCCGATTAACTGCTTCTCAACAGGGGCGAACTCGTTCATGTACCGCTCGAACTGCTCGCGCGTTACCGCAGCGCCCATCTCCTGGGCGTCCTCGTCCGTGACGTCGGTGTTGAGATGCACCTTGCCGTCAGCGTCACGGATCATCGTGCCGTCTACCGTGACCCCTTCCATCTGCGACTCGAGCCGCTTGAGCTCAGCTAGGCGTTTCTGGTCTGCCTGGGACATCGCCGTCGTCGCGGCCACCCGGTCTGCACGGCTGTTGGTCCGGACGTCATTGCTGCCGCCGCGGTCCGCATACGACCCGCCGCTGCTGCGGTTGCCCGGGTCGCTACCGCCGCCCGGCCCACCGCTGCTGCGATGGCCCCCGCCATAGCCGCTGCCGCCGCCATACGTTCCAACTTCGTTTCCAAACCCCATACATCACCTCCGGTACACGGGCGGGATGGCCCATTCACGCTGGTTTTCTTGCGTCGTTGCAGTGTCGGGCGTTTTCTTGCCCTTCTCGTGCAAATACGCCGCTACTCCAGCGCCAGCCAACGAGCCCACCGTCGACGCACGTGACTGGCTCTTGGCCGTCTCGACCTCGAGCTTGTTGTTCATGTCACGGATCGCACCCGTCGCCCCGGCACGGCCCAGACGTGACATCGACCGGGTCGTATCGGTCGCCAACTGCCGGCCAATACCCAGTGCCCCCAGCGTGCTCGCGTCACGCTCCTGGCGCTCGGTGGCATGCGCCCCGTCTCGCGCTTCGGACAGCGCGCTGCCCACAATGCCGGCAGTCTTCGAGGTGCCGCCGCCAAGGGCCGCCAGTCGCATCGCGTCGGTGCCCTCGCGCATCACAGCCGACGAGGCCTGGGCCTCCGCGCGGTCGCTGCGATCCACCTGCGACTCACGCAGATAGTCACGCTCGATGGGCTGGAAGTTCTCCTTGTAATGCTGCCATTCAGCCGCGGCCGCCGCCAGCTGCGTCTTCTCGCCCAGCGACATCTCAGGCTTTTTAGGTTTCGGCGCGTCCTTCATGGGCGACCTCCTTACTGAAAACGATGGCCTGGGCCGCAAAGCCATGGCGCGCCAGGCGTCGTGACCAAGCAAGGCGCGTCGAGTGGAAGGTTATGGCGCTACAACCGGACGTACCGGCGATAAACTCGAGCTCCTCAACAACGTCCCCCATGATGTCCGGGCACCCGGGACGTAGATACAGCATCCAAACGTGAAGAGACGTGTTGCCACTCGTACCGGTCGAACGCTGAACGGCAAGAAACCCTACCACCTCTTCCTCAACACGGACCAAGCGGATGTCGACGTCGCCGGCCAGCGCCGCGGCGTACAAATCGGCCGACACGCACTCACGGTTGGTGAGACGCGCCTCGATGGCCTCGACCCCCTCGTCAAGCAACGCAAACCAGCCGCGGAGCATGGGCCGCGATTCGATCAGGACGAAATCACAAACCGCCATATTTCACCGCGCGATGAATGGGTTGACTGCGCTGGTTGCCGAAGCGGCGCGCCATCAGCGACTGCGCATGATAAAGCTGCATGGCGTCTGACCCGCCAGCCCGATCCCGCCATTCGACCGTCGGCATAGACAGCAGGTGCGCCGTGGCCAACAGCGTGACGAGATCGATAAACGGCTCGATCTCATCGGCCACCCTGGCAGAGCCCCGGGCGGGTGCCACCGCAGCATGTGCAACAACCGCATCAGTAAAGCGTGACTCGGCCGGCACCTTGTTGAGCACCAAACGCCCGTCCGCCGCCAAGGCATACGCGTCGGGCGTGCCCTCGTCGTAGGTCACCTTCGACGCCGAGATGCCCGTCATCGGACGCGATGCCAACGTGACCCAAAACAGCTTAGCTAGTGTGGTATCCGCAGGCAGATCAAGGTCCACCTCGCGGACCCCCTTGATCAACGGCAAGTCGACCGCGTCGTGCCGCCAGACGTGCGTGTCCATGCACAACTGCCGAGCGGCTCGTGTAATGGCCCGCTCGGCAGTCATGTCTGGGCACCCCGGCACCGCCAGGAGCACATCGCCCAGCAACTCGCTCTTCAGATCAATCACTGACCGACCCCGACCTGGCCGACCCGGTCACGCGTGACACGGAAGCCAGCGTTGGCCGCATTGCCCACTGCCTCTTGCGCCGTCTTGATGCCCAACGAGTTGGCGAAGGCCGTATAGTGGTAGTTGGCCCGATCCATGTTCTCTGCGAAAGACGCGTCCTTGGAGTACGCCCGGTAGAGGATGTAGTCCAGTACCGCGTTGGCGTAGATGTCAGGCAACGGCATGTCCATCGTGTAGGCACCGATGCTGGTCGCCGTGTCAGTGACCGGATCAGGCGCCTTGGACACCAGCGCCTCGACCTTGCCGGTCCCGTCATTGCCCGGGAACACATAAAAGGCCGTCGGGTCACTCTCGTCAAACGTGAAGTGCTGCGCCAACGCGTTCTGCGGCGTGATCGTGGCGTCGTGCCAGTCCGGGTGCTGGGTATCCAGTACGTCACGATTGACCAGACGCACAGACCGGGAGCCCAGCCGTGCGCCCTCGGTACTGCCGGTCTTCAGGTTACGACTGACACGAAGCAGCATCAACGCACCCGCCGGGATCGTCTGGCGCGTGCCGGCAACGAGGTCGATGATAATACTGTCGGCCGATGCAGATGGCTTATGCAGCGCCACCTCTCGGGTCGCGTCGTTGAACCACCCCGCCAGCTCAGTGACAGGCCAACGGACGCCGGTGATGTCCTGTACCAGCGTCTGCGCCCGCTGAAGGGTTGTGCTTACCTGAATCGCCATGGATTACTCCTCGCTAGGGGTTTTCCCCGCCTCGATCAGGTCCATGGCCGCATCGCGGTCAGCAACGCTGATGTTGTGTCCAAGGGCCTTCTCCAGCACGCTCATGCGGATATGGCCACCGGTTGTGAAATCTCCTGACTTGCCATCGGCCATGACCTGGCGGATAGCGTCAGCAACTTGCTCTTTGGTTGAAGTGTCCCGCGCCGTCGGTGTCGATGGGGCGGCCTTCGTCGGTAATTCAGGGGCTGCCCCGTCAGCCGGTCGCACGCCGGCGCCGATAGCGGCCTCGACGAGCGACGGGCGTAGTGGACGTGGGACCCCGGATCGAAACATCGCGCTCATGCCACTGCGAGAGATCACGATGTTCTTGTCCGAGACATAGAGTTGCGACATTACGTAGCTCCAAAAAGGGGCGGCGTTGCCACCGCCCAAGCGCCTACCCTGCCGGGATTACGCGTAGATGGAGAGGGCGGTATCGACCGTGATCACACCGAAGTTCTCGTCGGTGCTGAAACTGGCCAGGTTGCCCTTGAACTTCGGATTCAGGAACCCGAAGATCTTGGCGACCGAGACACCGACCTCGTTCTCGTAGTCGAACACATCTTCGACCCACTCGGCACTGCCGATGTCCGCCATGCCCAGCGCCTGAGCACCGCACAGCAGCGCACGCTGGCCGATGTCGTTACCGCTGGTAACACCGAAGCGAGACGCGGCCGCACCCTGCTCGTTGGAGAAGACGTGGCGATACTCGTGGACCACCATGCCCTCAACGACCACGCTGGACGCACCGGAGAACAGCTCGTTCTTGCCGCCGCGCACGCCGGCATGCCGGACGTTGGCCAGGAAGTCGGCGTCCAGACGCAGATCCGCCATGCCCTGCGGGGTCACGAAGACCATGTACAGGTCCTCTCCGCCAGTGCTACGCAGCGGCTTGAGGTACGCGTCTTTGGCCGCGGCCTTCATGCGCACCAGCGCCTTGTAGGTCAGCGGGGTGATCGCGCCATCCGGTGCATCATATCCGGTGCCTGCGGCCAACTGGCCGGCCGCGTCCAGATAGAACGAGCGAGCGGCTGTGGGCGCCGGAGCCGCCTCGGCAAACTCCAGGTCGGACAGGTTCTGGCCGGTCGCGCCGACGGGGCGAGCTGCACCGTTGGTGTGGAGGGTGTAGGGCAGGCTGGACATCGACAGGAACGCCATCTGGTCGATACGGTCACCGAGCCAGTAAGCGAGCTTGTCGCGGGACTGCCGACGGAAGTTCACGATGGACTTCTGGTCCGCCATGCGGCCTTCGATCCGGTTGGCGTTACGCAGCTGGTCGATCCGGATGACGGTGTCGAACGACTTGAGTTCTTCCTCGTTGTCTTCCAGTCGGCTATCGCCTACCACACCGTCACCGGTGAGGTCAGCAACCAGCGTCATGACCGCACGGGCGCCTTTCTTACTCTTGGTAAGCTCGGTGACGTGATGGATCATGGAGTTGGCGGACTTGCCAAGGAACTTGTTGACGAAGGAGCGATTACGGGCGTGGGCCCAGAAATCCATACCCCAGGCGGTCTTCTGCTCGGTAGTCAGAGCCGCAAAATTGGTCTTAGCCATGGTGGCCTCGCTGCTGACTGCGAGGGGGCCAGAGTCAGGCGCTACCCATCCGCAGTGCGATTGATAAGGGTCATAAAAACCTCGCGTACCCGTTTCGTGGGCAGTCGTTGCAGATGGCGTTGGTATCGGGTGCGACCCGGCTCTGTATCGTAGAGCAATCGATACTGCATATTCGCACAGCGAACTGGTTTGCGCAAGTAAAAGCCCCCAGTCCTTGGGGGGACTGGGGGCTTGTCGTACCCACCACCACGCGGGAGGACTCCTATTCGCAGGACTCCGAAGAACGACCCACGCATATTCTCACGGCGAATAGTAGCACGTCAACATACTCAATCGCCCAGCAAGCGGGAGCGCACCGAGTCGGGCAGCGCCGCCCAGTCCTCGACCGTCAGCGCATCGACGTCGACGGAGTCAGCACTGTCGGCGTTGGCACCGGACGAGCCGCCCAAAGCCGGCGGGGCCTTCTTCGCAGCCGCCACCTTGCCCTTCTTGGACGCCGCCTGGCTGGCCTTGGCCATCGCCGCTTTGGCGCTGGGCTTCTCCGCCGGCGCGGCCGCCGCGGCCGTGTCGGTCAGCCCGTGGATCTTGGCCACCGCCTCGGCCGCCTTGGACGTCGCCTCGGCACGGGTGTATCCACGCTGGTAGTACATCTGCTGGAAGTCGACCGCCTCTTGAGAGAGCGTCTCGTCAAACGACGCGTGGTTCTCGTCAAGCGCCGGGTAGCGCGTGCTGATGTCGGTCAGCGTCTGCTCAAAGAGAATCTGGTCGCGCACATCCGCGGCGATCTTGGCAGAGTCGACCGGCGCGGCCGGCGCGTCCCGCGACTCCTGGCCCGCGCGCATCGCCTTGAAGACCTCGGACTGGAGCGCTGCCGCCTTCTCCGTATCGCCGTCGATCAGCGCCGCGTTGGCTTCGCTCATCTTCGCCTGGAGCTGCTCATCCGACATCGTGTTGGCTTCGCGCTCGGCCTTCTGTCGCGCGGTCTCGGACTCCTGGATTTTCTTCTGGGCCTCGGCCAACTCACGCTCTGCGGCACGCAACTGTGCCGTGCGCTGATCGAAGCGCGACTTGGGAATGCTCGGCTCCTTGGCAAACCGACCCTTGTCGTCACGGGGCGGCGCTTCCTCGGCGGGGGCCTCTTCTTCAGCAGGCTCCTCCTCGGCGGGCTCGCCTTCGGCGGGCTCCTCTTCTTCGGGCGCTTCCTCATCCGCAGGCGCCTCTTCTTCTTCGGCGGGCGCCTCGTCTTCGGCAGGCGCCTCCTCGGCGGGCTCGCCTTCGGGCAGGTCGTCGTCGGCGACTTCGTCGCCCAAGTCCTGCTCGCCCAACGTAGACGTCGGATCCTCGTCGTTCACTACCCCGGCCAGATCAAACGGCTGGTCCTGCGGATCGGTCTCGGCGGTCTTTGCACTGGCTTTGGCTCCCATGGGAACTCCTTACTCGGCAGGTTTGTTGCGGGTGGCCTGGGCGGCGGCCAGTTGGGTTTCGCCCTGGAAACGGGTGGATGCGAGCTGCGCGGCGGTACGCAGCTGCTCCCCCTGTGCTTTTGCGGTATGCGTCATACCGGCCAACCGCAGCCGGGTCATCAGCTCCTCGCGCTTCATCGAGATCTCGGCCTCGAGCTTGTCCTGCTCGAACGACATCTCCGGCGACTGGCGTCCGCCCGCGGACTTCTCGGCCGCAGCCAGGTCCTTCGCCGCACCGGCACGCAGCCCTTCGGACTGCGCCACCAGCTTGTCCAGCTCGCCTTCGATCTTGGCGATCTCCAGCTCTTGGAGCTTCTGCTGAATCTCGATCTCCTGCTCGGTCGGCTCGGCCTGCCCCATCATCTGCTGGATACGGTCGGCCAACTCGTCACGGTCGGTGAGGTTCGAGCGGCGGATGATCGCGTCGTCCGGCACGGCCACACCCTCGTGGCGCATGGCCATCAGCTTGGCAAACTCGTCCTCGTCGATATTGTCACGCGTAGGCAGCGTAGTGATCGCCACGTCATAACGGCCGGCGGTCACGTTGTTGAGCACGTTACCCAGCTCGTCGATCTGGTTGATGACCAGCTCTTCGTCGCGCTGGTCCGGGAGGTCGGGGTGCATAATGTGGATCGTGCGCTGCTCGGTATAGAAGTCCTGGATCAGCTCGAGCACTTTCTTGCCGACCAGCTTGCGGCTGAACGCCAGGTGCTTGAACGGCTGGCCCAACTGAACCTGCCCGCGCTGCGTCTTCTGCTCGAGGGCCACCCCCGACACGTCGGCGCGCTCCATGCCGGACATGCCGCTGTTCATCCCGCTGATCTGGGTGATCGACATGGCCGTCTTGTCACTGATCCGGTCCAGGCCGGTCGGCACGTGGTTGGGCGAGATCTTCTGGGGCGGCGTCGAGCCACGCGCAAAGACCAGGTGCAACCCGGTCTCGGCACCCTTCTCGGCCAGCTCGTCCTCGGTCATGTTGACCAGCGAGCCCTCCTCAGTGATCCAGCCGCTGTTCGCCGTGGTATTGACGATGTGCAGCTCCTGGGAGCGCGCCTTGTTGTAGAACTCCTGGGGGTTGAGCAGGTTGCGCGCCATGCCGAAGGGCTGGCCGCGCCGGAAGTAGGGAAAATAGGGCACGATCGTGAACGTGCGGTATAGGCTCCAGTCGTCATAGAGCACCACGTGGTCGGCGGTCACCGTCCAGCGCACCTTGCGCCCGGCCCGCTCCATGATCTCGACGCCATACGTCTGCGCCAGGCGCTCGGCCTCCTCGCGCCGCGTCTGCTGAGGCACTTCACGCATGTCGCCCGTCTCCGGGTCGACCAGCACCAGCTCCTTGACCCACTGGTAGTGCTGTCGCTCAAGCACCCGCACACTCTTGATCGTGCGGTCGTCGACCCCGTCCATCGAGTGACTTTCTGGACTGATGAAGTCCTCGCCACCGAAACGGCCGGTGCCGAACTTAATCGAGTCGTAGGCGTAATACTCCCCGCCGTTGACCGCGCGGCGCAGCTGATCGGCCTTGTCCTTGCCGTACTTGGTGGCAATCTCGTCCAGGCTCATCCAACTGGCGACCATCACCTCGTTCCAGGTCGAGGGGTCGTAGTCCTTCGCTTCGGGGTCGATGATCACCGTCAGCGGATCCAGGTGGCGGATCTTGACGTCACCGGTCAGGTTCTCCTCGAAGCTGATGCGCACGTCGAAGAACCCACGGTCCTGGATCATGCCGTCAGCGAAGACGAAGTTCTCTATGAAGTGGTAGTCGTTGGCCTGGCTGATTGCCTGGGCCAACTTGCCCAGCACCAGGGCGCCCTCGCGGGTCGCATCGCGCGTGGGCAGAAAGCCCAGCTGCATTTCCCGCTCGGCCTGCTCACCCAGCGCCGTATTGATCGTCGAAAGCAGCAAGTTGAACGTCATGGCCGGTCGGCCCTCGTCCTCCAACTTCTTGCGGTCGCCCTCGGACCATTGATCGCCGCGGTAGAACTCATCGCACTTCTGGGCCATCGCTACATAGTCAGAATGGCCATTGTCCCGCGCCCGAACATAGTGGGCCCACTGACGTTCCGCCACGAGCCGCTTTTCATCGGTCGCGTCGACCGCCGGTGATTCCATCGCTAGTTCGGCCATCGAGCTCAGCCCTCTACGCAGTGATAAACGGTGTGTTTGCTACTCATGCCTTGCCCCTACGACGTCATCGCCGAACGACCATTCGCGCTGCGAATGGTTTTCGACAGTTTATCACGCCACGAGGCCTTTGGCTCAGGCTTCTTGGCGCGTGTCGAGGTGTAGATCGTCAGCATCTGCCCGACCCACGCCATCGCGTCCACCCCATCATCGTGCTTACCGTTGGGAAAACGCAACATCTCGGCCACCAGGGCGAGCGTCACGTCGCAACGCTTACGGAAAAACACCCGGTGCTGCTGCATCCGGGCCTGGATCGGGCGGGCCCTGCCGACCTTGTCCTGCTTGCCCGGGCGCAGCTCCTCAATCGGCATCATGACGTGCTCCTCGCGGCAGCGCTTCTCGAGGATCGGGCCCATGGTCATCAGGATGTGCCCCCGCTCGATGCCCACCAACTTGGCCTTCCACACACGCTGCGCCTGCATCATCTTCTCGATGATCTCGAGTGACCCCCAGCGCCCGCGCTGTACATCGACCACCCAGATATTGTCACGGCGGTCCACGCCGACCGTGATGCCCACGGTGAAGTCGTTCATCTCCTTCTGCCCGATGGCCAGGTCCCACGCCGTGTAGAAGTTCATGTCCTCAAGCGCCGGCAGGTCCTCCTGCGCGTACCACATGAAGTCCTCGCGCTTAAAATAGTCGCCGTCATCGGCCACCGGGTTCTGCTGATAGAGCGCTGACCAGTCGCGCGGGCCGATCGTGCGCTTGATACGCTCCAGGGCGGGCACATCGTACCGGTCGGGGTGCAGCGCCTCGCCCTGAGCACGGAACAGCTCGTCGTGCTCGGCAATCGCCGGGTAGCGCACCACGCGCCACTCGTCCCCGTCCCCCTCCTCCATCTTCTTCAGCAACCGCCCCGACAAATCGTCATCGTGCCAGCGCGTCGCCATACAAATCACCCCACCACCGGGGGCCAAGCGGGTATACGCCGTCGAGGTGTACCAGTCCCAGATCGACTCACGGTGTGTGTCGCTCTCTGCGTCATCTCGGTTTTTGAGTGGGTCATCTATAATCAAGCAGTGCGCCCCCCGACCGGTGATCGGGCCGCCCACGCCAGCGGCCACGTAGCCACCGCCCCTATTCGTGTTCCACACCTCGACCGATTGGCTGTCCTTGGCCAGCGTCATGTCAGGGAACACCGCCTGGAAGCTCGTTTCCCGCAGCAAGCCCCGCACCTTACGACTAAAGTCGTTGGCGAGTGACCCAGCATAGGAGCAGGCGATCACCTCGTGTCCCGGGTTCCTCCCCAAGTGCCAGGCGGGGAAGATCCGCGACGCGAGCTCACTTTTCCCGCTACGTGGCGGCATCGAGATCATCAACCGGGGGCTCTCGCCAGCGGCAACCGCCGCACTGAACCACTCAAGGTGCTCACAGATGTCCTTATGCACCCAGCCGGCCTGGTAGTCCGGGTTCACACGCAGCACCAAGGGCAGCAACCGCTCCTGGGCAAGCTTGCGCCTCGCCAGCTCCTGGCGTGCCGCCTCCTGGGTATCAAACTGCGCGTCATCAGGGCGCTCGGCGGCGCGCTTTGCCGCCAGGGCCCGCTCGGCCTCCTGCTTCTCGCGGTACATCGCGATCCGACGGGCCTTCTGGTCCTGGATCCGCCGGTCGGCGGCCTGCTCGACACTCTCCTCGGCCTGCTCCTTGGCCTCCTCCCCGTTCCTGCCCACCCGGCAATAGACACACGTGCCCGAGTCATCGACCAGCGTCGCCGGGTGCATGTCCTTGCACACGGCGCACGGCGCCGTGGTGACCGTCTTGACAGGAGCGGGTGTCGGAGGCGCGGGCGGCTCGCGGTATGTCTTGGCCTTGGCCTTATTCTTCATCAACATCAGCCTCAACGTCCGCGTACTCCCCCTCAATCACACTGCCGGGGCTCAACGAGTCCATGCCGATCGCGGCGTAGCGGAGCAACTGCTGGGTATCGAGCGACTCGAGCTGCTTGACGTTGGTCGGTGCCCCGCGCTCTCCGTCCGCCTGCTCATGCAACCGGTGCAACTTCACCAGGGAGTCCGTCGCACGGGTCATCTCCGCACTGGTGCCGGCCGAGTGGTACGCCTCCATATACATCATGTGGGCCTGCTCGACACCGAACGCGATCCGCGGGAGCACCTTGTCGGTGTACTCCTGCAAATAGTGATCCATGTGCTGCTGGACGGCGGGGTTCTTCTCCCAGTGGTGGGCCGCCACGCGGGAGACCCCGGCCTCCTTACTCGACGCCGAGCAGTTCAGGCCGCTGACCCTCGCCGCCACGTAGTGGCGCTGTTGGGCTGTGATCCGAGGCAATTTGACCTTACCGATCTGCTGATCGGCCTGCATGCTCGCCACATGAGCGTCGACCAGGTGTTCATCGTCATGTAAGGCCATTGGTGTCCCGATAGTTATTCACAATGCGCATAGTCTACGGCAAGTCAATGCCCCGCGCCAAAAACCATAGAAATTTTTTGGATTTGCCTTTGTTTGGGACGGGGGATTTGGGACGGGGGATTTGGGCCACGAGATTTTTGTCGAGGGTCGCTTTGCCGGGGTTGGAGTCCCGTGGGGAGCGGGGGCGCCGACCGGATTCGGGTTTCGGTTCCAGCTGCATCCGGTTTGAAGTCCAAGGAACCTTGTTTCGACCCCCACCCGGGGGGTCTAGGAGCGACGTATGAATGAGGACGATCAGCTAAGCATGGGCGTAGCAGCAGTGGTAGTGCTGCCCATGGCTGCCATGGCAGCAGGCGTGGCACTAGCCATGCTGCTCACACTAGAGCAGGGCAAGGAGCAGCACCAAGCGTCAGGTGGGCACATGCCCACTGCACAGGAGGCCTGCTATGAGCTAGAGCAGGGCAGGCTAATCAAGCTACAGGACATGACGTTCTGTAGCAGGTAGGCGAAACGGGGCACGTGCCCCGTATGTGGGGGCTGATCTACCCACACTGATGAGCCAGATCGCTCAAGGCAACAGAGGAGGGACAAGCGGTTGGTGGTAGAGCGCACCTTTAGCGAGTGTGTTGCTCACCTGCTCCTGACACCAGGGGCAGGTGAGCAGCGGGGTAGGCCCGCTGCTCTGCACTATCAACCAAGTAAGGATAAGACAATGCGTAATCAAAATAGCACCATCGAACTGGCCACTCAAGTCATCGCTGCCTCCGAGCGCGAGACCGCCCAAGCCCTGCACACCGCATGGTGGGCGCTGCGTCCTCAGTTCAAGAAGATGGCTGAAGTGACCACGGCCGACAAGGTCCGCCTGCTCACCGACTACGTTCTGGGGCGTATCCAGTTCGAGAAGCCGGAAGCCGAGATGGACCTGTTCACAGGCAAGCCCATCTATCACCGGGGCGAGGAGACCCGCAACGACGGCGTTCGCGTCGTATGGGCAGCACCTGAGATGTACGAGGTGGCCAAGCGCAAGCTGGACGGTGCGCTGCGCTACCAGATGCGTCGCACCATGCGTGACCAGAAGATCAAGCTCCGTGATGCGGAGCAGGCGCTGGTCATGGCCCAGGCACGCAAGGACTTCTACACCGCCCGCGAGCAGTTCGAGGAGCTGCTGGGCACAGGGGGATCGGTTCGCATCGTCGCGGATCGCCTGTTCATCGGTGAGAAGGTCCAAGCGCGCAGCCTGGAGCGTGCCCTGGAGGGCAGCGTGTTCCACGAGCACATCGGCGTGGACGGTGGCAACCGCCTGCTGACCATGGGGCATGCCACCACCGTCATCGACATGATGATGAAGGTGCTCGACGAGCTGCGCGACACGGCATTCGCCGAGTTGCCGCAGCAGGTGAGCTTGGCCCAGGCCAAGGTGGTCCTCGCTACCCGTGAGGCCAAGGAGGTCCTCGAGGAGATCGCGGCCACCAAGGCGGACAGGTTGTGGAACCAGAGGTTCTGGCTCGCCTACGCCCTCACCACCGGGGAGCCGGTCGCCAGGGTGATCCAGATGAACCCCTCGCTGCTCAGCGTGGCAGAGGTTCTGGAAGACCCGGCATCGGACGACCTGATCGGGTACTTCGACGGCTACGAGCGCACCAGCACGCCGGGCATGGACGCCGACGGTGAGTCATCAGCCGATGGCTCCGAGCGCAACCTGCGCAGCACGAACAGTGAGGCACAACGTGCCGAGCTGGCCGAGCGTGAGAACGAGCGCAGGATGGCCGACATCATGGAGGTCATGGGCAACGGGTGTGATCTCGACGAAGCGAAAGGCATATGGGAGGACGGTGCTCGCTACGCCAACCCATTCGCCACTAGCGGCTTCGAAGATCAGACATTCGAGTCCATTCTCGACTCTGGAAAGATCCCGGTCAGCATCAACCGGGCCAAGGCAGTCGAGGCCAAGATCGAGCGCAACCGCAAGCTGTTCGCGGAGATCGAGGAGATCGCTGAGCTGCTCGGCAAGCACGCCAAGGACGAGGACTGGGTGCTGCAAGGTGCGGCGTTCGACTTCAACGACGCACGCGAGAAGGCGGTCCAGCTTCTCAAGGGCGGCAACACAAGCAGGACCGGCGCACGCGCTGTCGCCTACCGCATGATCCAGGATGCTGACCAGGACGTCAGCGTCATCTAACCCACCTGGGGGGCTTCGGCCCCCCTTCTACTAGAAGGAGAGCGTCATGGATAAGAAGCTGCTAATGGCCGCGTTCAGCAAGCCCGACCCGGCCATCCCCGATGGGTGGACCGACACCGGTCGGACCAAGAGGGGTAAGCCGGTGTACGTGGTATACGCCACCTTCGCCAAGCGCAACAACCCGGTGCACCATGCGCTTGGGTTCGCGCGCATGGACACGGACGCCCTGGTGCTCACACCGGGGATGTCGTGCCCCGCGTGCTTAGGCACAGGCAGGCGGGTATGGGGCACCTGTTACTGGTGTAATGACCCCACCACCCGGGGGTCGGGAAAGGGGTATCTCACGGAAAGAGATGTCTCGTTCATCGAGAAGCGCAGAAGAGGAGCTGGCCCGCTCTGCGATGTCGTCGCCGCCTGACCGTGCGTGATCGGTCACACCGCTAGTCCCGTCCACCCCTAACCCAAGCGTCAGCGTCCGCGTCGACCCACGCGTCTGCGTCTGCGTCCGCGTCTGCGTCTGCGTCTTGGTCTTTGTATGTGTGTTGTGTGTTGTGTGTTGTGTGTTGTGTGTTGTGTGTCAGTCGATGTGTGTCGATTGACATGAGTCGATTGGCTGCACTGAGGCGATTGTCAGTCGACATAGATCATGTGTCGATTGGCACTTGTCGATTGGCACTTGTCGATTGGCACTTGTCGATTGGCAGTCAACGAAGATCGGGTATCACTCGGTCTTTCATTTGGGTCTTTGTCTACGGCCCCACACCAAAGGATAATTAATATGTCTACAGTCTCTATAAGCAAAAACTTCACGGTCATTACCGATGCCCACATGACCTGGGTCAGGGTCAATGGAGACCTGGTGGGGGGCTTCTGCCGGACCCAAGTGCAGCGGGGGGAGCTTGCCGAAGCGACACAGCTCATCGCAAAGATGGGGGTGACCGGCGAGTTGTGAGTCGATGAGACCCACGTCCACGATTATCCGGGGGTGGCTGGGAGGCCATCCACTATGGGCGAAAGCTCACAATAAACGGCCCGGGCCCGCGAAAGGAAAACGGGCGTGCTTTTAAGGCAGCAAAGGCCGAGGGGCGATTGCTCCGACCCCTAATGCGCGGGGACGAGCGCAAGCTGTTTATGTAAGAGGGCCGCTCGACACGTGACGGACACGGATAGTCGAGAAGCAAATATCGTGCGAGCGAGGTGAGGGGGCGATTGCCAAGTGGTAGTCGCCCTTTTTTTGTGGGCCTTTGTCGAGTGGCCTGGGACGGGGGTTCTGGGACGGGGGTTCTGGGGCATGTGTTGAAAATAATTGACACGTGTTGAGTAAAACGTACCACCCCTTTTGTTATGTTATAACATTACGAGGTATTCACCATGCGAACTGTAGACCGTGTTCAGGCCCTTTTGGCCATGGCCAATCTGTACGAGCAGAGGGCCAAAACAAGCAGCGCCGGGAGCCGACAGGCCCTCGAAAATCTAGCTGCGCGGCATGCCCGTGTAGCACGCCAGTTGACCCGTCAACTACGACCTTAGTTGTAGGTCTGCGGGAAATAGATAGGATTTAGTTCTATCTGTCCCGCCGCTGAAAACAGGCCCTGGCCAGGCTTTTGGCCCATGCTGCTGGGGCTAAACAAGGGAGGTGTATCTGTCCCTGAAAGTTACTGGTTTCCCAGATTTAGTTTAAAAGTTTTTCCGGCGACGTACCACTCACCCGCCGGATTCGGGGCAAGCGGCGCGGGGCGATCGACCCACACCCCTCGGAAAATTCGGGGGGTACACACCGGGCGGCAGGCATACACCGAGCGGGGGTGTCGCTGCTGTCCCGATTTTCCATCAAAAAACACACGGGGGGAGGAGGAATACAACTTCATAACCCCAAATGCTCTTTTTTTATGTTTTATTTTGGATACCATTAATTTTAAGGGACAGATAGAATTTTAGCTTTTAAGCCCTCAAGGCTGGGGGCTCCAGGCCGGCCACAAGCCCTTTTCCGCCATGGGACAGATAGAACTCTACGCCCGCTATTGACTTGCGACACTCGCAAAGCGAATATCAACAGCGCGAATACCTACCACCACACGAGGAGTGCTTATGCACGAATTCCGCAACACGACGGAGGACCGGCAGAGGTTCATGGCCGCCGTCGCTGACTGGACACAGAGCGACGAAACGTTACCGGAGTTCTTTCGCCAGCGGTTTGAAATCTCGGAAAACACAATATATAGCACGGCCAAGCGGCTGGGGGTCGCCATCCCCACCAACCGGAACCATGACCGAAGGGCGGTCATCGAGAAACAGAACCGGCACGAAATACCGATCGAGCTCCTCGCCCATGACTACCGCGTAACGGTGCAGACCCTGCGCCAATGGGCAAGTAACCTGGGCATGGGAATAGAGGGTGGGAGCCAGTGGAAGAAGCGCCGCTGGTGGAGAACGGCCCTCGAGCCAGTGCGGGACGACCTCGAAAACGCCTTCGAGCACCTCAAAGAAGCCGGTCTACCGCCCCATCTGGCAATCCCCAAGTACCACGCAATCTTCGACCCAGCACACCCAATATGTTGGGACCTGGGCCCACCCCCGTGCGTCGTCATCGAGTGGAATGAGGACGATTACGCAGAGGCGCTCAACGCGACTCTGCCAACAGCCGCCCTGGACGCCGAGTTGTTCATCGGCAAGGGCAAACATTCCCACGCCTGTGTGTGGATAGCCAAAGAGGAATAACCATGCCGAATTCGATCATGTCGACAGCAACCATGCCGAAATCAATCACGCTGTACCGGCTGCCGAAGAGCTTTCACTTCTCCCTGAACGCCATAGCTCGAAGCACCCGGCGGGACTGGGTGACACTGGTCGCAGGCGAATGCGACTTCGACAATGGTGACGGCGGTGCCCCCGGTGCCCATGACACCCTCGCCGTGGAGAACCGCATAGCATTACTGCTGCCCTTCAACACGGACCGGTCAACGGCCAACGACAAAGGCTGGGTCGTGGGCGACCTGGCGCGTGTAACAGGAGACGGTGGCATCACACCCCACCACCCCCCCCTAGAAACGATCGTGCAGTTTTCGTATGACGACGGATCCAACAACCCCTGGTGGATACCCGTCGACACCGGCCTGTTTCCCCGGTATGTCAGTTACAACGACATCGAGCGAATCACGACCCTCGACAACCTACTACAGCCGGACGGCCTCCCGCTGTTCGTCATAACAAAGAACATGGATGGCTTGGCCCCCGCTGGCACCATCGTTATGCGGGACGACCACGACGGGCTAGTGCGGTACACCGTGCTATATGGCAACGCGACCTTCTCCAACGGCATCAACAAACGGCCCGGATTCGTACTGGCGCCGAGCGAGGAGAGCGCGAAGGGCGCCCACATGCGCCACATCGGAGCCATCCCGCCAACAACAGACGAGGGCCGTAACCCCTACGGCTGGGCAGTCGGCGACGTAGGTGTCTTGGCCGGTGGCGAGCAAGTTGTCCGACTCGCGGATGACGACAACACCCCCTGTCCACCGTTCCAAACGCTATACGATCCGGAGGGCAGCACCCCCGAAAAGGCCCCCCACCGACTCCTGCACTACCTCCGCGTGACGCGGCTGGACCCCGACATGACGAAGGCGCGCGTGCCCACACCCGGACCCACGCCCCCACCCCGTCGCCAGTTTGCGGTCAACGACACGGTGATCGCCACCGCCCACCGTGAACCTCGGTCGAGTAGACCAGACACTATGAGGGGGCATTACTTCGGGACGCACGCCTCCATGGAGCGCTGGGAGGAAGAACAGACGCTACTGACCGTCACCGATGTGGAAACCCACGACGAGCAACCCGCCATCCGTGCCGGTGTAGGAAGCAGAGGGAACTACCGGACGTTCTTGTTCCACCCGTCTGAGCTGCGAATCTCGACCCCCACCGAGGACACAGTACCAGAGGCCGCCGAACCCCCTGCCCAGTTTACGGTCGGCGACATCGTGACCCCCAGCGGTCACCGCTACTCCACGCCCTATAACGACCACTTCTTCGGCTCCAACGACACCATGGAGCGCTGGGAGGAGGAGGAGGCACACCTTATCGTCCTCAACCTGGACACGTGTGACGGCTCGATAAAGGTCGGCGATCAGGAACCAGGCCTGGACCGAGCCTGCTGGTACCACCCCACTGAACTAACCCTCGTGCGCTCGGCAAGCACCCCCGACGATCCTGCCGAGTACGAGCCCCTGCCCAGCGGCACAATCATCAAGTCGCAGACCGGCCACGTGATGGTCGTCACCAATGGCGAGCCGGACGACGACGGCGAGATCCAGACAGTATCAATCCACAACTCCCCGACGGTTAACCACGTCCGAGTGCAGGGCCCCACTCGCCAGCCCTATCAGGTCATGGGCCGAATCAACGAGGACGGATCATATGAAGCCGCTTAATCTCTGCCCCCACCCGATCACCTACTCGGCGGTCATCGACGGTCGCCCGCAGATGGTCACCCTGGCCCCGACCGACAGGCCCTGCCGAGTGCAGACCGAGTACCACGACATGGGGATGCTCGACCACCTGCCGATCCAGCGGCAAACGTTCGGGCAGATCTACAACCTGCCCAACCCAGCGCCCGACACGGTATACGTGGTGTCGGGGATCGTCATGTCAGCCTTGAAAGAGCGCGGGATCGAGCGCACCGACGTGATCGCCCCGGCCACCGGCCCACGCGACAACGCCATGCGCAACAGCGACGGCCAGATCGTCGCTGTGACACGGTTTCAGGCCCTGGTCGTGGAGAACCCCCTGTGACTAGAGACCCGTATTGGGACCAAGACAGCGACTACCCGCTTGAGGACTGGCGGTATCAGGTCGCCAAAAACGAAGAGACGGCGCAAGGGTTGAAAGCCGATGGGAACCAGCTCAGCGCTACGTTTGTGCCTCTGGGTGCCATCGAGAAACGCATCAACCACCTCGCCCTCGAAGGAGACAACTCATGAAAAACATCACCGAGCACACCGGCTGGCTCAGCCGGGTCCGGCGCCTACCCTCGAGCCGCAACGGAAACCCTCGCTTCGAGGTATCTATCCTCGACGACAGCGGGACCGGGGTGACATGCGCCACTGCCCCGGACTCAAGCCTGGGCTACGTG